GTGAACGATTTTGATGCTTTATGGGATTCTATGTGGGTTAATAACACTAACAATATGAGAAAAGAGTACAATAACAGTATATCTAAATTTAAAACTCTTCATAGCGGATATAAAATTAAATCTAATAATGATGTCATTGATGTATCATTAGACATGTTGATAACAAATGATTGTTTGAAAGAAACAGAATGGGAATTCCCTAAAGGTAGACGAAAAATAAATGAAAAGGATGTGGTATGTGCTTTGAGAGAATTTGAAGAGGAATCTGCTATTAAAAGTAGTTTACTTCTCGTTGACGATTATTCAAAACAGTACGAAGAGGTATTTATTGGTAAAAATAAATTAAGATATAGGAATATTTTCTATCTAGCTTCTTATACAAAAAACAACATTCATGATATCTTTTATGATAAATTAAATAGTGATCAAATTAAGGAAATTAAAGATGTTAAATGGTTTGAGTATGATACCGTTTGTGAAAAAATATTTAATAAAGTGGAAAAACTAGAATTGTTCAAAAGAATCAACTCCCAAATTATAAAAGCAAAAAATATTTCCGTAAGTATAATTAAATGAGTATAATTTTAAAGGATTATCAATTAAAAGACTATGATAATAGATATTTTGAAAGAAAAATAACAATCGGTGATGGAGATTGTGCTTATAACTCTTTTTTGTCTTCAATGATTGAATTATATCCTAAAGTTAAAGTTCCTAAAAAATCTAAGACTTTAAGAAAAGCTTTAATTAAATATATCAATGATGGAAAATATATACATAAGAAAAATGATGAAATCATAAAAAGAATACAAAGTGGTATCGATAAATTAGGTGATGGTTGGGGAGAAAATGAAGAATTTGAAATTATGTCCAAAAAATATAATGTATGTATTGCGATATGGTCTGCTTTTCAAAAACTATGGATATATGTATTGACACCTGATATAAATACTTCAAAGTCTGGAGTCGATGGATGTAAAAAAATTATATATTTAATCAATATTGCTTCTTCTTCTTCCATCGAATCCATTAAAAATAAGCCATTAAAGAATGTTTACAATGAATCTAATAAAAATAATGGGTTACATTTTGATTATTTAATTCCTAAAAAAGAAGTGGTGGTTTATGAAGATAAAGATGATTCAAATAAAGAAGAAGAAGTTAAAGATTCAAATACGGATTCTGATGAAGAAGTTAAAGATTCAAATAAAAAAGATTCAAATACGGATTCTGATGAAGAAGATATAGATTCAAATGAAGATGATGAAGAAGAAGATAGAGAAGATAAAGAAGATTCGAATAAAGATGAAGATGATTCAAATAACGATCCAATTGACGAAGACGAAGACGACGATATTGATATTGAAACAGAAGAAAAGGAAGAAGATGAGTTATCTTATAAAGACGAAATAGAAAATGTTAAGAAGATGACAGTAATTAAACGATTTGAATATTTCAAAAATCAAGTTGAAAACTTTGACAATTTCGATAAAATGAGTAATTCGGAAGAAATTAATAAAATGTTACATATTTCCAAACACATTAAACCAGTGATAAAGACACATCGATTAAGTCACCAAAACGAATATTTTGTTGAAATTGATAATAACAAAACTGAAATCGATGGTTTCAGTTTTACCAAAAATCAAAAATTTCTTAAAAAGTTTTTATCAATTGACACAAGTAATATGGGATTACTTCTATTTCATGGCGTGGGAGTTGGTAAAACATGTTCTTCAATAGTTATTGCTGAAAACTTTGTAAATATGTTTGATAAAAAAGTATTAATCTTACTTCCAAGTAGTTTAGAAAACAATTATAGAAAAGAATTATTCGATATGAGTAAGCTTAACTTTGAAACCAAATCTTACGATTCTTGTAATGGTAAAAAGTATTTAGACATGCTACCAAGTTGGGATAAAATGAGTAGAATCGAAATTAATAAAAAAATACAAAAAATGATTAATGAAGAGTACAGTTTTTTTGGTTACTTAAAAATTGTAAATTTTGTAGAGAATCTTAAAAAGAAAAGTAGAGTCACTTATGGTAAAGATGAAGATAAAAGAAAGGCATTTATATACAATAATATTAGGGACTACTTTTCAAATAGAGTAATCATAATCGATGAAATACATAACATACGATTATCTGATGACAAATCATTAAAAAAGTTTCCTAACATATTGAAACTTATTTTAAAGTGGTCCAATAATGTGAGATTAGTCTTATTGTCAGCCACCCCTATGTTTGATAGCCCTAAAGAGATTTCGTGGATTATGGATTTCATGTTTTTGGTAGATAAAAAATACAAGTCTTTTGACACTACTATTGAATTTGATGAAAATAACCAACTTACGGAATCGTCCGTTAGAACTTTAAAATACTTTTCTAAGAACTATGTTTCATATATGAGAGGATATAACCCCGAAACTTTTCCTTTAAGATATTACCAACCTTCAAAAGAGTTATCCAAAAGTGAACTTCCATCAAAAGATATGTTGACAAATAATGAAATTTTGCCTATAGATACGTCATTGTATACATTTGAATATTCTTTTATGAAAGCACATCAATTAAAAATATATAAAGATGTGATTGACAATACCAAACAAGATGGTAACAGAGATATTCAAAAGAAAATTCAATTATCAAATATTGTATACCCTGATAACAATCTTGACAAAAATAATTTAATGAAAGGTAAAAGTGGGTTTAAACAAACGTTTAATATAGAAGATACAAAACTTCTTAAAGTTTCATATAGTGATGATAAAAATGAATGTTTTTCACAAAAGAATATATCCAAATATTCTTCTAAAATGGATAACATTCTCCAGCACATAGAAGAATCTGAAGGTTTGGTACTTGTATATTCAAAGTATTTATATTCTGGAGTGATTCCTTTAGCGATTGCTTTAGAACATTTGGGTTACTCTAAATATAACAATAATAACATATTGACTTCTTCTTCTACAAAAAATAAACAAAAAAATCAATCGTACATTATTATAACTGCTGATGACAAACTTTCACCTAACAATGTCAACGAACTTATGAAATTTAATGAAGAATCAAATAAAAATGGTGAAGCTATCAAAGTAGCACTTATTAACGAAATTGCTTCTGAAGGTGTTTCTTTCAAACATGTTAGAGAAATACATATTCTGGAACCTTGGTACAACATGAATAAAATAGAACAAATTATTGGTAGAGGTGTAAGATATTTGAGTCATCACAATTTACCAAGCGAAAAACGAAATGTTTGTATTTACTTGCATATAAACTTATTGGAAGGCGAAGAAGTTGAATCTGTGGATTACAGGAGATATCGAGTTGCAATGAAAAAACAATTTAAGATAGGACAAGTTGAAACCATAATGAAAAATAATTCAGTGGATTGTGTATTAAATAATAATAATTTTAAAAACTCAATATTCACCATCACTAATTCTAAAGGTAAAGCTCAAAAAATAAGCACTAATTTCGATGCTATTAAATGTGCTCACAATCCTGTAAGCACAAACAAGTCTCCTTTGAACATGAGATTATTGCTTTTTGATATTATAGAAATAAATAAAATATTAGTATTCATAATACAAAAGAACAAATTATATTCATTTTCACAATCTGACATTGAATTATTGTACAATCACGCATTATTAAAGGATACTCTCGGATATATGTGTAAATATAAACGACCAATTGTACTAAATGAAATAAAAGGATATTTAATTAAAACAAACGACCAATATTTCTTTCAACAAGAAGAGATTGATGATGTAAAAATAAATTTAAGTGATAGGAAAAAAACCAAACAAAAGTTTATTAATCATCTTTTAATTGCGGATAAAACAATTAAGGAAAATAAAGAAAATATATCCATTGTTACAAACATAGAAGATGGTATCAATACATTTATAAAGAAAATGAAAGAAATATTATCAAAAGGAATATCTAATGTGGATGATATAAATGATAAAGTTGTTATGGAGATGGCAATTGATAGATTGACCAGTTCTGAAATGAAAAATGTTTTTGAACTGGATAATATAAAACACAAAGATATACTAGAATCGTTACACAATAGTCACATTATTGTTAAAGAAGATGATAAAGTAGTAGCATACTTTGATATTTTTATGAATGACTTTTTCTGTAAAAAAAATGATATCGTCAAAGAGTGTGCTTACAAATTGAGTGATACCTATAAAACAAATGCCATCTCAAAATTAAGTAAAAATAAAGAAAAATATGGTTTTATGGAAGTGTCTACTACAAAAGATAAAGTGTTGAAGTTGCAAGTAAAAATAATATTAAGAAATTCAAATAAAAAATCATTAGGATCAGCTTGTATATCAACTTCAACTTTTACAAATACTATTCTTAAAAAATATATTGAAGAATATGATAAGGATTTTGTTCTTAAGTCGTTTAGTAAAGAGAACTTGTGCTTTGTTTACGAGTATTATTTGAGAAAGAACGATTTGTTCACCAGACCATTAGACTTACTTTTGAAGAAAAAATTGATTTAATTATATAATTAAAATTAATATCATATTCTTATAATAATGGATAATTTCATTGAAATTAAACACCGTGACATGGTCAAGATTTCACCTTGTCTTTTGAATTCCAATTACAGTTCAAATATTCATAAAATTTTAAAAAAAAAGTATGAAGGCATTTGCTCCAAATTTGGATTTATTAAAAATGACAGTATTCAATTAATTAGTATTAAAAAAGGTGTGATCGAACTAAGTACTTTTCATGGTTATGTGTTATTCGAAGTTGAATTCATGGCGAGTGTATGTAATCCATCCATAGGAAGTATTGTTAAATGTAGTGTTAAAAATATTAACTCCTTTGGTATTATGTGTGTATCTGGTACAATTGAAAATAATGTATTTCATAATATTCTTAATGTCATTATACCTAAAAATAACTCTCAGTTTGTTGAAAATGCAAACTATTTAGATAATATATCTATAAACGACGAAGTAAATGTTGAAATTCTTGGGAAAAAGTATATTTTGAATAACAAGAATATTAATATTTTTGGTAAGATTATTGAAAGTGCTTCAGATAAACAATTGAGATTAGATGCTTTAGAAGAAGGTAATAATTTGGATTATGAAGACGAAGATGATGTTGAAGTAGTGATATCAGATGATGATGAAAACAATGATGACGAGATAGTTGAAAAGCAATCAGTGATGTCTGATTTCGAAATAAACGAAGAAGAAGTTTTAGATGATGAAGATGTTGAATCTGAAGGGGGAGTTGAATCAGACCAAGATAATGACGACTATTAAAAAATTTGAATTTTTAATTACAATTTTAAAGTAATTTTCTATACACTTATTTATATAAAACAAAAATGTATGAAAATATAGAATCCAAACATAAACAAAAATATTTCGAAGAACCCATAAAACACAATTATTACTTAACTCACAAACCTCATAGTGAAATCGAAAAAGATATGACTGACACAAACATAAATGAATTCTTTAAAGAGTTCAATGATAAATTAAAAATTAAAACAACTTCGATTAAAAAGAAGAAAGCAAGTTTTTTCAAAAGATTCAAAAAGACAACTTATATATGTGGTAAATTAATAGACCAAGATTATGGTGAGTAAAAAAAAAAATACATTTTTTTACCACAAATATTTATGTGAGAACCATTTAGCAGAATACAAATTCGCTTTTTTACCATGTCTAGCGTAATAATTTTTTCTTCTAATTTTATCTAAATGATCTAAATGTGAATATAGTTTCAAAGAAGTACTATCGGTATATTGCTGATATCTATTATCTCCAAAGTGAACTGTTTTATTTGAAAAAACTGCCATATATTTTTTGTATTGTCTCGTACTCTTGAATATTTCATATTTCATTATTATTTTTTATTTTAAATTTATATTAAAAAAAGTGTCTAATACCAATCTATTCAATAAATGCGATTCTTCAATATTTTCTTTATTTTGTCCTTCATAAGGCACAGCGTAAGCGTTGTCACATAGCCACTTGTTAACGTTCAACCATTCTTCTTCTTCATTATCTTTAACCCATACTTCACCCAATACTCTACCATACTTATCTCTTCCGTCTTTCAACTTACATCTTATTTCTATTTCACCATGTAACATTGAAATAAGTTTATTTTTAGAATATAAACCATATTTCTTTTCTTCTAAATTTGAAGTTCTTGATTCAGGCGTATCGATACCCAATAATCGAATTCGTTGTTTGGTCAATATATCAAATCCTAAATCTATTAAAACATCAATTGTATCTCCGTCGACAACATGATCGACCGACAATACTTTATAAACAAACGAACAATTACCAACGTTATAATTTTTCATCTATTTTTTTTTAGTTAATTAGAATATAAAACACTCAAACACGAAACTTTATTTTTTTTATAATTAATTTTTAATCATTTAAGTAAAGAACACTAACCTAATATTTATATAACAAAAAATATAAAATGAGTAACCGCCAAAAACTTATAAAAGATTCGAATCAATTAGGGAACAATTTAAAAATTGAATTCTCTAATTTTATGCATTCTTTCGAAATACCATTTATGCAAAATCAAAACGGTATCTTTTTCTCGTTAGGTGATGTAAAAGATGATGTAATTGATAAACTGATATCAAAATTAGAATTCTTAAAAAAATTTGAAATAAACTCCACCATTCACACAGACAATTCTACTGAACCAATGTTTAACTACGATTTCAAGAAAGAACAACCGCCAATCAAGGATTCTGAAGAATCGGAAGAACCTTCTTCAGAAAATGAAAATAAGGTTGCTTTTGAATATGATAAAAATGTGGTCAAAGATATGGAAACCTATTTGAATAAAATTAACAAAAAAAGTATTCATGTCAAGTATTCTATTGCTAAGAAGAAATACAATAAACAGTTTTTAGTAGCTGTCAATACAAAAAAAATTGAAGATACTGATTTAAGCGAATTAATGAAAGAAGAATATATAATATGAATGCAATTAAAGAAATTGGTGTTCATTCTACTCACAAGTTTCAAAAGATTATGTCTAACAAATATGTACAAGGCGAACCTTATGTTACAAAAGAATTGAAAATTACAAATAAATATATTAATATACCAAAGATTTCATCCGTTTCAAACTTTCAAAACAAAACTTCCATATTTGACAAATTAGCCTTTTTTAGTGAAAATGGAATCATTATGGATTTACCTTTGTATAAAGATAAATTTGTTAAATCCATTTCTGATGAAATTTATAAGAGTGTATCGAAGCGTCACGGTGTTTTGAAAAAAGATATGTTTGCATTTGTATATGACACTGAGTTTATTAGACCCATTAATAAAGACGTCATCACCTTATTTTCTAATATTTTCAAGAAAAATATTATTCTCATTTTCAATAAAGACTTTCATACTTATACATCTGATTACGATACCACAATGGTAATAGGAGTTGATTCAATCTATATTGAAGATAGTTTTGAGTGTGCTCTTTTTAATTTACAAACAAAAGGATTGTTTCAATACCATGATTTGAATAATATGAAAATTACCGAACTAAAAGAATATGCTAAAACTTACAATATTGACATCACAAATGCTAAAAAGAAATGTGACATTATCAAATTACTTCAAGATATAAAAAATTGATCTAAATGTTAAAGATTTATTTATATTAACAATTTAAGAATGGAGATTTCACTTGCAAATTACAAATCAATTAAAAATGGTTTAATGATTGCCAATGAAAACAGTATTTATGAATTAGAATGTGTTTTTCTGTCGCAAAAATTGACCAAACAATCATTCTCTTCTGTATTAAATTATCTTTTTCAATCAAAATTATTTAAACTCGATGAAAAAATTAATAGAGAGTCACTTGATATTTCTTTATTGAATTCAAATTACAGATTGACTATTGAGAATCAAAACAATATTGTTGATTTTTGTAAAACAGATGTTCTTTCTGAATATTATGTTATAAAAAAAGCACCCGTAAATGGTTTTGAGAATATCAAGTTATCCGAGTATGACATTTATTTTAAAATGAAAAGTGAGAACACTGTACCTACAGAAGAAGTAGAAGACGAAAAATTCAAGAAATTATTCAATACAAGCAATAAGTTCTTTAGAAATAAAAAGAGATACTCCTTCTTTCATACTAGTAACTTGTTTCGTGTTGATGTAACAATTGTCAAAACTTCAAGTAAAACTTCGAAAACATTGGATGGTTCTGGATTATTGAGTTCAAGAGATAAATTTGAAATTGAAATCGAATATTTGAATGAAATAGGAAAATCAAAATCTGTTGAGAAAGAGGTTATTGTTGCGTTGTTCAATATAATTGAGATTATTAAAAAGGTTATGGATGATACATCGTTTTTAGTAACTAAAACTCAAAAAGAATTGGTTTTGATTGATTATTTAAATCTTGTGAACCCTAAAGTGTTTGAATCTTCTGATATTAACGGATTCATGAGAAATGTTGTTTATAAGCGTCCAAAGAGTTTCTTCTTATCTTATCAACCAGTAACCTTAGAACAACCAAACTTGTTGGATAAAGAACTTGGTAGAATCTCGATTAAAGAGGATTACTGTGTCACTGAAAAAGCGGATGGAGAACGAATGTTGTTGTATGTTGATAAAAATAATAACGTTTATATGATTGATTCCAGATTAAATGTACGAAGTGTTGGTGTAAAACACAAATATGCTAATTCTTTAGTGGATGGTGAATTTGTAAAGAAGTCAAAGTATAAAACGAATATTAACACATTTATGGCATTTGATATTTATTTTATGGAGAATAAAGATACGAGAAACCATCCGCTTTTACCTAAAAGATTTGATATTCTTAAAGACTTTTGTACGACTGCGAGCTCTCAATTTAAGATTAAACCTAAAAAATATCATGAAGGGAAAGATATATTCAAAATTTCTAAAGAAGTGTATGACAGTGAAAAGTATGATTATCACATCGACGGTCTCATTTACACACCCATTGATCTATATGTGGGTGTTTACTACAAAGGGGAAGAGTCAACACCCAATTCGTTCGGAGGAACTTGGATGAATGTGATGAAGTGGAAACCACCATCAGAAAACTCAGTCGATATGTTGACCGTATATGGTGAAGAACTGTTTATACCAGATATAGGTAGATGTGTACTCGCTAATTTACAAGTTTCGTATAAAAGTAATACGGATGAGTTAATTGACCCTATTAAAGTATTATCAAACACAACCATTAATAACAAAGCGTTCTTTGTAAGTAAAACATTTGTAACTGTTTATTTGAAACTGGAAGATGGGAGTAAAAAGCCAAAAACAATGAATGGTGAATTAATTTATAATAACACTATTGTTGAATACGCTTATGATGGTTCAAAAACTGAATTTGAAGCATGGATACCATATCGTGTAAGACAAGATAAAACTGAGTTATATCAAACAACAGGAAATATAATGGGTACAGCTAATAGTTATTTGACTGCGGTTAATGTATGGCGAAGTATTCAAAATCCTGTAACAATTGATATGATTTCTGGATTACAAACACTACAAACAAGTGATATTATCGAAAACAATGTATATTATGCGAGAAATGTAAATCGAATGAAAATTTTATCCAAACCAATGTTAACTTTTCATAATAAAGAAATTAAGTCAAAGCTATTTTCGTTGTTTAAAAATTCACAATCTAATTTGGTGGATTTAGCTTGTGGTAAAGCTGGAGATTTATATAAATGGATTGATAATAGATACAAATCAGTTGTTGGATTCGATATAAATTTAGATAATATTATGAACTCTAATGACGGTGCTTACAAGCGTTTCTACCAAGCTAAACAATTGAATAATAAGTTGAACGCTGTTTTCTTACAAAAGGATGTTTCTAAACCATGGATAGACACTACCAGTATTGAAAACGATACAATGCGAGAATTATACGATATACTTTGGGGTACAACCAAAAGAAAAGATGTAAAGAACATACCGATGTTAAAATATTACAACATAATGCAATCACAATTCGAAGTAGTAAGTTGCCAATTTGCTATTCATTATATGTTTGCGACAGATGAATCCTTGGAAACGTTCTGTGCCAATGTGAACAAAGTGATGAAAGAAGGCGGGTATTTTATGGGAACTTGTTTAGATGGTGCTAAAGTAAACGAACTGTTGGAAAGTACTGAAGATGGTAAGAAATTAGGTAAATTGAATGAGAATGTAATATGGATGCTTAAGAAGAAATATGATAAATATGAAGAAATGAAAACAGGACAACTTATTTCTGTATATTTAGAATCTATTAATAGAATTTATGACGAATATCTTGTTGATTTGAAATTATTGGAAGATAAGTTAGCCAAATATAATATTAAAGTATTAACTCAAGTTGATTTGAACAAATTAGAAATTAAAAGTTCGATTGGAAATTTTAAAGATTGGTATGACAAAGAAAAATATCCTATGGCTGATGTTTTGAAAGAATACAGTTTTCTCAATACCTGGTTTGTATTTAAGAAATATCCCAAATAATTTAGATAATTGTAATATGTTTAAAATATTAAATCATACATTTAATACTTATGATTCTATTGAATTAGAAAATTTAAAGACTGAAAACAACAATCTTTGTGAAACTCTTAAATTAAATAAAAATAAGATTGATGTTCAAAAAAAATGGGATATTGCTAAAAAATATGCCAACGAATACGAATTTGTATTTTCTTTTTCAAATGATGGTGTAGCAGATATTATACCACTAAGTCGTTCATATTTTAAGCTTATTGAAATGTTACAAGATAACGAAATTTTAAAATTAAACAATTCGTCTCCACTTGAAGTAGCTTGTTTATGTGAAGGCCCAGGGGGGTTTATTCAAGCTATTAATGATGTTTGTGATACTTACCAAATTCTTCTCAATACCATAAATTGTATCACATTAATTTCCAATGATAAAAAAGTACCCAACTGGAAACTGAATACTGTTAAAAACTATAGAATATCTTATGGAGAAGATGGTTCAGGAAACATCTATTACATAAAAAATATTAATAATTTTATTAAAACGGTTGGAGAAGAATCAGCTGATTTAGTTACTGCGGACGGTGGTTTTGATTTTAGTAACGACTTTAACTCACAAGAAACAAATTTTATGTTGTTACTTTTATGTGAAATATATATTTGTTTAAAAATTCAAGCTTACAATGGCACTTTTGTAGTTAAAGTATTCGATCTATTCCACAAAAATACACTTAATCTTATTTCTCTATTGAGATTGTTCTATAAAGAAATTGTAATTCAAAAACCAAAAACAAGTAGACCTGCTAACTCTGAAAAATATTTAATTTGCAAAGAGTTCAAATCTAATACTAATAAACTACAAATATTTAAATTTATTTCAAACAAAATTACAAATGGAGATTATGAAATTGACGAAGTCATTGAAAAAAATATACTATACGACACTTATATTCAAATAGTCAAATATAATAAAACTTTTGTAAAGAATCAAATTGAATATATTGATAAAACTATTGAAGTGATAAATACAAATAGTTTTAATAAAAAAAAGAATCTCAGTGCTTGTATAGATTGGTGTCACAAATACAATATACCTGTAAAACAAACTATTCTTTAACTAATGGTTTAACATATCTATCGACAAGTAAAGATCCTACTTTAATTGACGCGTCATGCTGAGTTGTTTTGTTTTGAGCTATTTTTTGTTTTTCATTCAATAAATACTTTAAAGTATTTTTGTCTAAATCTTTTTGAAAAAGTTTTTCACTTAACACAGGATAATTTGAAGAAAACCCCGGATACTTGCTTTCGTAAAAGTCCAATGATTCTGTATTACCTATAATTTCTTCAACAATATCTTCAATACTAACAGAAACTTTCATTTCAATATTCGACATTATTAAATATGTTTTTTTTATAATTAAATCTTTTATATTTTAAATAATAAAAAAAATGGATTTCTCTAATTTTGATAATTCTAAAAGTAGTTTACCAGGACCAAAATTGAACGGTGGTTTATATACAGGACAACCATTCCAAGGTAATTGGGGAAATGTTCCTGTTAAACCAGATACTGTTTACTTAAATAATCAAAATCTTAGATCTGCTAATCCACCGAACGAAGCTTTAGTACAATATGGTGATATTATTCGACCCGGTAATAGCGTACCGGAATTTGTTAATATACATAAATTTTCTGACAAACATAACATCGTTTGTACTGGTTCTTATGCTAAAGACGGTTACAAAAGTAACGATCCAACTTTTGCAAATGAAATGCTTTATTGAAAAAAACTATTTCTTCTTCTTCTTAGTAAATTTATTTGCAATATATTCTTTTTTAAGAAATAATTCGGGAATAAAACTGTAATCACTATTTTCTAAATTAACTAAATTATCGTCTGGAACACTTTTTGTTTTTTGGGTTTCTTTATTTAATATATAAAATCCTTTGCTAGCATATAATATGTCATATCCTTCTCCTTCAATTCTTTTTGGGAATTTCATTAAAAATTTAATATCTTTTTCAACAATATTTAAGTAATCTGTTATACCCTTTGATTTCATATAAGGTTTAATACCAATATATTTTGGTTTGTCTTCTTCTTTATTAAATATTTCTATAACGGGTCCAAATTTAGCATTTCTTACAACAACCCGTAAATCTTTAATAGTAAATTCGTTTTGTTTAGAATCTAGAGCTTGTTTTAGAATGGTTTTATCAGACTTACATTTATCATTCATAAAATCGTTGAAATTAAATATAAGATCATTATATGTTTTTTTTCCATTTGCAATTTCATCTAAATTGTTTTCCATCGAACTTGTAAAATCTATATTAATAATTTCATTAAAGTTTTTAACTAAAAAGGCATTTATTTTATCACCAATATCTGTAGGAACTAGTTTGTTCTTTTCATCAAATACTTCTTTAGTTTCTTCATGTTTTTTAATTTGTTTATCCTTCAAAATATAATCATCAAATACCTTCTCTTCACCCTTACAATTTGTTTTAATTATAAAGTTTCTCTCGTAAAGTTTATTGATAATACTAACATAAGTCGAAGGTCTACCAATTCCAGATTCCTCCATTGTTTTAATTATAGAAGACTCGTTGAACCTTTGTGGTGGTGAAGTCCAAATACAATTTCCTCTAGCTTCAATTGATTTCAAATCTTTTTTTGACTTCATTTCGTTTGTTATTTTGTCAAAAACAGATTCTTTCACTATTTTAATATCACTATCTTCTTTATATATTTCTTTAAAACCATACTCAATCAATTGTTTAATTTTACCAACAAAGTACATATCATCTTTTAGATTTTCGTGATAAATTTGAAGTGTTAGTTCTTTGTATTTAGCAGGTATCATTAACGACGCGATTGTTCTTTTAAAAATTATCGAATATAATTGTGATTGTCTCGGAGATAATGTTGGTATTTCTTTTATTAATTTAGTAGGTCTTATAGCTTCATGTGCTTCTTGAGCGTTCTTTTGACTTTTTTTAGAAGTAGAAGAAGTCTTACTATTTACACTATTCTTTCCAAATTCTTTTGTGATATAAGTGAACGCTAATTCTTGAAAATCATTAGAAAGAATTGTACTGTCTGTTCTCATATAAGTTATATGACCCAACTCATACAACTCTTGAGCAACTTTCATTGTTTCTTTGATTGAAAATCCTTTACTATGAGCTTTTTGTTGTAAAGTGGAAGTGGTAAAGGCTTTATCCGGCTTTTCCAACACATACTTCGTGTCTGAAGACTTTAAAGTATATTTATTATTTCCAAGCAATTTTAAAGTTTCAATGACTTCTTCTTTTGTTCTAAGTTTATACATTTTATCATTTTTATATAATTTTGAATCCACAATATCATTGTCGAAAGTATTTAATATGGACCAATATTTTTCAGAAACAAATTGTGTAACTGCTTTCTCTTTATCAACCACAATCATCAAAACAACGGATTGGACTCTACCCGCAGATAAAGTAGTCTTTGAAGAAAAGTTTTGCCATAACATGGGTGTAAGCTTAAAACCAACAATTCTATCTAACACCCTTCTTGCTTGTTGTGAATTCACCATATCCATGTCAATATCTTTTTGGTTTGATACCGCATTGTATAAAGCTGATTGTGTGATTTCGTTAAAAATAATTCTTTTGTAATTTTTGGGTTTGAGTATATTCATTAAATGCCAAGCGATGGCTTCACCTTCTCTGTCATTATCTGAAGCGAGAAGCGTTAAATCACTCTTCAAAACCAATTGCTTCAACGTATCAATTGATTTTTTCTTAGCTGGAATAGGTTCATAAATGGGTTGAAGCGTTTTTGTATTCAACCCCATATTCTTTTTAACCATATCACAAATATGACCACCACAAGCTTTTACAACAAAAGAATAGTTTTTGCTTGAAAATGCTTTTTGTAAATACATTTGAATAGTTTTCTCCTTTGTAAAAGATTCGACGATAACCAATATCTTCATTATAAAAATATATTTAATAAGTTATTATTTATATTAAATCAATTTTAATCAAATTTTTTTATAATATCTTTTAAAATGAAATATATCCAATTACTTTAAAAAATGGCTAAAGGAAAATTAAATTTCGTATCATGGTTGTTTGAACAAAAGGATGTTGATGGTCTCATTATAGCATTACTTATTTCAGATGCAGTCAGAAATTTTATAGACAACTTATCAATTTCAATTATACAACCCATATTAGAAAGTATATTACCAACTAACGATAATTCAGAACAAGTGCTAAAAATAAAAACATTTGAAATAAAATTCAAGTTTCAATACCTTATTGCTGGGTTTTTTAATTTAATCTTTATATTTTTCTTGTCTTATCTTATAGTTAAATATCTTTACGGAATATTATCTCTCAATTAAAGAAATGATATTATATTTAATTCAAATATTAGGTATTGTGCTATGTTTTGTGTTAATTTTTGCAAATCATCGTAGAATTGACAAAATACAATTTAACAACGAAAGATTATTATTAGATACAAAACAACAAATAAATGCATTAAATACAGTATTACTTCAAAAATATGAGAAAAAACAAAATATTGATTCAAAAATAATGAAGTTAATTGTTGAAAAGGTGAACAAATTAACTGCTAATGTTAATTCTACAGATAATTCTTTAATTTCAGAAGTAGCTGATTTAAAATCAAATATAAGGTATTTGACCGATCAAAAAGTTATGTTTTACGAGTTTGATGAAGAAAGTTCTTAAAGTATTTGTTTTTTTTTATGCGTTAAAATACTTTAAAGCTTTTTTTGCAGCATCAATTTCTGCATTCTTTTTATTAGTTCCTTTACCAATACCCATAACAGACCCAAGATTATTTTTTACATAAATTGTATAGCATTTTCCATTTTTATTTTCAGAAACATCAATTTCATAAAATTTGGGAATGAATTGAAAATTATGTTGACAATATTTAACTAATGTATCTTTATAATTTTTGTTTTGTGTCATCAAATCAGAGAAATCAACATACTCTTCTAAAATATGAACGATCCACTCATCTGCATGTTTGAATCCCGAACCATCCTTTTCTTCGTAATCAAAGAATATTGAACCAATAAATGCTTCAAAAGTATCTTCCAATATATTTTTATTACTTCTTCCATTATTACTTTCAATTTGACTTGACAACAATATATACTTTCCTAACCCAATTTGTGCTGATAAAGACGCTAACATTTCACCATTCACTAACTTCGTTCTGGTTGTTGTAAGAAATCCTTCGTTAACAGTCGGATACCTTTCAAACAGATACTTACCTACCACAAAATTTAAGATTGCATCTCCCAAAAACTCCAAACGTTCATTACTTTCTTCTTGAAGAGGTAAACAATCATCCGGACAATTTATATTTCCTTCATTATAATTTTCGTTCTTTCTAGTACAATAAGATTTATGAACAAATGCTCTTCGATAAATGTTAATATTAGTTATATCATCAAATATTGACAGAAATTTCAATACATCATCCTTGTTTATCAACTGATTTGTGGGATTATAAGGGGTTTGTGGTACAAGTTGACAATTGCTATTCATTATTATATATATGTTAGTAATTAACACGGTTTTTGAATTTATTATATAAATTAATATTTAATCAAATTATATCAATTTTTTAATAATATAAAAATTTGAGATAAATATTTATACATTTTTCATAATTATATTAAATTAAAAATGTCACAATATCAAAAGATTGTTCAACTTGAAATCGAAAACTCCAAAATGATTATCAATGCTATAAACAAAAATTCTGAACTAGAAAGGAATATGATTAACAGTGTTAACAGTAAATCAGTCAAAATGAATGTTAAAAAGAGTAATAATAACAGAGTATCAGTATTAGTCCTTAAAAAATGGGTTCCTAAAATAGTGTCAAAAAAAATAATAAAAAAATTGAATTAAGCTAAAACCGAATATTAAATTAAATATATTAAAAACACCATAATAATGACAACTTGTTTGAATTTGTTAAATGATGCATTACAAACTCATAGTTATGATGAAATTGCAGAAATTATAAATGTCGCAAAAGGTACAATAAAAAGATGGATAGACCTTGAAAGTGTACCCAAAGCGTATTGTTTTGAATTGATGAGATTAAATAATATTGACATCGACTATTCAAAGTTTTCATACAAAGAGAAAGATCAGTTTTTCACACCCAAAGAAACAGTGAAATATTGTTATAATAAAACTTTAGAAGTGTTAAAAAAGTATAATGTTGATGAATACCAGTATACATATATAGAGCCATCAGCTGGCAAAGGTACTTTCTTAGATATACTTCCTAAAAATAGAAGAATTGGAATAGATATTGAATCAGACCATAAAGAAGTTATTAAAAGTAACTATTTAGACTGGCGACCAGAATTAGAAGAAGCTAAATATATTGTAATAGGTAATCCACCATTTGGTTTAAGAGGTCAGCTATCATTAAAATTTATTAATCATTCAGCATTATTTGCAGATTTTGTATGTTTCATTTTACCACAAATGTTTGAAAGCGACGGGAAAGGAGTACCAAGAAAGCGTGTGAAAGGATTGAACTTAATTTATAGTGAAAAGTTGAAAACAGATTTTGAAAACAACAAAGGAAATTGTATAAAAGTAGAAGTCATATTCCAAATATGGGCTAAAGATATTTATAATGAAAAATATACTATTAAACCAGTTAATAATGAAACAATTAAAATATATTCACTATCTGATGGGGGAACACCATCTACCACAAGAAATAAAAAAATGTTTAATAAATGTGATATTTATTTACCATCAACATGTTTTGGAAAAGAGAACATGAAATGTTTTGAAAGTTTTAAAGATTTACCTAGGCAAAAAGGATATGGAATAGTTTTTATAGAAGATGATAAAAAGTTAGCATACATTCAAAAAGCTAAAGAAGTTAAATGGGATAGCGTTGCATTTCTTTCAACAAATTCAGCATACAATATAAGAAGTTCGCAAATAATAGAGGTTTTCCTGTCTAAATAATTATTCTATTAATAAACATTTTAATATCGTCCATATTAGTATTTTTCGACCAAGACAACGTATTGGGTTCTTTATTTTTGGATTGTTTTAGATTCAATGATTCTGTTGTATCCAATTTGAAACACCCTGAACCCTTTCTCCAACAGAAAGAGCGTGTTGGAAAAAATGGTTTACAAAAACAACTACTCTTATACTTATCTTCAGTAAAATTTGGGAAAATTGTAACGTAAAATACAGAAGGTCCAATATCAACAAAAATCATATATGCTGCCATCCAAGGTTTTTCACCCAATTCGTGTTGAAAAGATACTGGTTTATTACTACCAGCACGAGCAGTTTTTATTTCAACAGTCGAACCTTTAATAAAACCGTCTCCTTCCCCACCTCCTCGTTTTTTTGTTTTCAAACCATCAATGATAGCTTCAATTCCACATCTATCACATAATGATTGTATGAATCTTTCACCAACTTTTCCCACCTCATCATTTACTAATTCAGCAATATGTTTCCAATTACTTTCCTCCCAAATATTTTTTTTCACCTTTTTATTATATGTTTCTTCAACTATCGTCCTTAACATATCTTCAATGTCATTGCTATCATTATCAATTTTAGTTTCTTTTAATTTTTGGGTGATGAAATCAATTTCAGAAGTCATCACCAATAAGTGTCGATTGTTTACATAGATTTTTATCAATTTTTAGCCCACAATCATATCAGCTAATTTTTTTAAAATTATTCCGGTTATCTTTATAAAATATATATAATTTATATTTTTTGGTTTTTCTACAATTTATAAAAGAAAAAAATGGAAGGATCTTTTAAATAATACTTTCTAATTTACTAACAATTAAATCTACAACAGGAACAGATACCGCATTACCAGCTAATTTATATAATGAACTATCACACAAATTTGGAAGTTTGTAATGTGTTGGAAATCCTTGTAAATTAAAACATTCTCTGGGAGTCAATTTTCTGATTCCTTTTTCATCTTTCAATAAAGGAACGTTATGACCACCACCACCCATATTGGCAGTTAAAGTAGGACAACAATTACTCTTGTTCTCTCTAACATAAAATCGTCTATATTGATAAAGCACATTCTCAGATATATTCTTAGTAATTCCTTTTTCTATTTCTTTATACACCTTAAATCTATCAGTATAATAATATTTGTCATCAACATTTATTTCTAATAAATCACAAATGTTACCTTGTACTTGTGTAGGAAAGTCAAAGTTAAACTTGTCAAACTTTTGTTTATCACGAAATCCTACTATATATATCCTTTCACGATGTTGTGGAATATTCGTAATTTTATTTGTATCAAGTATAGATGTTTTAATATGATAACCTACTTCTTGTAATTTACTTTCAATAATTTTATATGTCTTTCCTTTATCGTGTGATTTTAAGTTTTTAACATTTTCTAAAATTATTATTTCAGGTGTATGTTTTTCTAAAATTTCAATTATTTTTGAAAATACATTTGATCTTTCATCTTCGAATCCTTTTTTCTCTCCAGCTATACTGAATGGTTGACATGGAAAGCCTCCACATAAAACATCAAATGATGGTATGTCGGATACATCAATTGTATTCAAGTCCTTGAGAGTAAACTTATTTTTGGGATTATTTAGTTGATATATTTTTTGTGAACATTCCATCATATCATTTGTAAATACACATTGGAATTTTTTATTTTTTTCAAGTGCTAACGAAAAAGCTCCAGTTCCGGCAAATAAATCAATAAATCTTAATGGTTGATGATCCATTTTTTCAATATTTTAATAAAATCTTTCTTTTTTTAATAAAATCAATTTTTTTATATATATCTTTAGAGTGGTTTTTATTTTTTATATAAATTCATATATGAAATGAACATACTAACCACTGACTATGAGAAAAACAGAAAGTATTTAACAACTATATTAAACTCTCATAAATTGAACGGTTATGGTGTAGAGATTGGTGTTAAACATGGTCAATTCTCACAGCATTTATTATCTAATTGGAAATGCGAGAAACTGTATTTGGTTGATCCGTGGGAAAAGCAAGAAGAAACTACATACGACGAAACACATCATGATCACGACAAAGATATTGGTATATGTATTAATAATTTAAAAGAGTATGTTGATAAATATGAAATTATAAAGGATTATTCTTATAATGCGTACTCACTTTTTAATGACGAGTACTTTGATTTTATATATATTGATGGTAATCACTCTTATGATGCAGTAAAAGATGACCTTACAAAATGGTATCCTAAGTTGAAAAAAGGTGGGCTTATCGCTGGAGATGATTATTCGAAATTACCTGAAGAAAAATTGTTTAATTACAATTTTGGAGTGAAACGCGCAGTAGACGAGTTTGCTAGAGAAAACAAAAAAAATGTATCAATTGATTTGACTGGTGAGTGGTATTATACCTTTAATTTTCAAAATTCAATAAACTATTTTCCATCTAGAAACTGGTATTTTTTCAAGTAAAAAAATAAATAAATAATAAGTTATTTTTGTGTTTTATTTAATAATAATTGCGTTATTTTTAATATATTGTTTAAGTCTAGTTTACAAGAGATTATCCTCATTGAATTCCAATGCTTCTTTAAACTTATTTTCTAATGATACTTTAACTGATGATGACAATGTTAGTCTACGCCGAATGTTAGTCTCAGGATTTTTGAAATCGTATTCGAAATAACATCCTCTATTATTCTTTGCTGACGTAAAGTGCATATGTTTATTAAGTGGTTTACACATTTTTTTAGTCAAAATAAATCCATTCTCTTCATGTAGAACGTTTGGATCTCTCAATCCCAATTCTTCGTTACACAATAAGAAGTCAATTTGTTTTTTATAAGAAGATGTGTTATTAAATTCATCGTAAACATCATCAATTGATATTTGATTATCGGTATAGTGTTTGTTGAAACTTTTAATCAGTTCAATACATTTATCTAGTTCCTCTTTTTGTTTTTCTTCAAACTTAACACAAATACTTCCATTATATTTTGATACTTGAAGTTGTTTATCCAAGTCATGACCCAAGTGAAGAATTTCAAAGTATTTTTCAATAATACTTCCTTTTCTAGTTCCATTCTGTACTTTCTTTTTATTCTTCATAGGAATAGCAGGATGATGTTCTAGAACAAAACGTTCTTGTGAACTGTCAAAACGAATGAATCTAGCATTCTCTTCAATACCAACTTGTACTAGTTCATCTAGTGGCTTGTTTCTATCACATCGCATTCGTTGGTTGTAATTTTGTTCTGAATTTGTTGCAATACGAAGATTTGAAACACGATTGTCATATTTTTGACGATTAATGTGGTCCACTGAAGTTACATGTCGTTCGGTAACATTATTTACCGGTTGTAACTTCATAATATAAGCATGTAGATGAACTTGTGCATTATTTAATTCATCTTCTCCAATTCTTGTAGCATGCATAATATACCCATTATGTTTATGATAATACCAATTGTATTTCATCACGTCTTCCATATATTTTCTATCAAATATTGTGAATTTGTTATCTAGTAAGTTTAATTTACAATAGGATTCTTCACCATTTGTGAATTCATTCACTGTTTGAGACAACGAACCATTCTTATCAACATGTCTGCGATTTTCAAAAGTATGAGTTTTCACGAAGGTAAACATTTTTGAATGTTATAGATTTGTTTGTATTATGTAACAATATATATATAGATAAGTTAGATTGATATATGGATTGTTATATACTTTATGTATATATGGGAAAATACCTGTTTAAAAAAAAAACAATTTTTTATTTATATTTGTATAATTGATTTTTTAAAAAATAAATATGTTTTTTATTAAGGAAATTCTGTATCACACCTGTTAATTATTATTCAAAGTGTAAATGTTAATGCTGATAAATATTTCTTTTCTAATGGTGTATGTAGAGCTTTCGTGAATCGAATATATTTTCTTACTTTTGTTTCAGGTGATGTAAAGTCATAAGCAAAAGAACATCCAATACCATTTCTTTCTGGTGTGAAATATATGTTCGGTGGAAGTTTTCTCATCAGTTTTCTAGTTAATACGAAACCTTTTTCTTCGGCTAAAATATTTGGATCTTTTAGTTGTAATTCCGGTTTATTGTTCAATATATCTATTTGAGTTTTAAACAATGATGATACATCCGAAAAGGTTTCATATACGTCTTCTAAAGATATTGTGGTATTTTGGGTATGGTTGTTCAAACAATTTGCTAACTCAATGTAAATATTTAATTCAGATATATTTCTTCCATCGAACTTTTCACAAGTGTCAATTGTATTATTTAATTGAATAAAATCTATATCTACATAATATGCAATATGAAGTATTTCAAAGTATTTTTCAATTAACGAAATGTCTATTCTTGTACCATTAATTCTCATATTTTTATTTTTCAATAAAGGATGAGTTTTTTCAACTATAAAGCGTTTTTGTGAAGTGTCAAAACGAATGTGTCTTGGATAATCTGTGATTCCCAACTCAACTAGTTCAACTATTGGTGGTTTTCTATTACTTCTTATTTTTCTTGTAAGTCCAGTGGTTTCTATTTTTGTAGAAAGATTTGATACACGATTATCGTTTTTATGACCGTTTATATGTATTAAAGTTTTTTTTATATCAAAAGAATTTGATTCTAAATTTTTTATGAAATTTGGAAGAACTTTTTTGTTATTTGTTATGTTTTCATTTTCATCAATTTTCCAGTTAAATTTCATCACATCGTCAAGATAATGTTTATCAATGATGATATACGTTGTCTCCAATTCAATAATACAATAAGATTTTGAATTATCTGTAATTTCGTACACTTTCTGAGTAAATCCATTGTTGTCATAAGAATGAGTTGTAATATATGAGAACATTGTTGATTGTGTATATAATATATTTTGTTAAAGCGTATTAAATATCAATTTTTTTTAAATGTTAAAAAATGATATTTTATTAAAAAAGATTAGTTTTAGTTTATGTAAAATTATTGATAATTTGAAAAAAGAAAATGTAAGATGGTAAATATTTATACCCACCCTAGTTACTATAAGCTAAGCCACCCATCCCCGACATCACTCTAAGAACATTATAGTTCACAGCGAAAACCTTAACGGTATTGCTAGAGTCTACACCGGTAAGATTGAGGGTAGCGTTATCAATACGGGACATGTTGCATGTACCAGATGGTTGATGTTCTTCGGGTTTGAGAGCGAAAGAGTATACGTTCACACCACCGGTGGTCATGGAACCAGCGACACCCATAGTGGGTACACGTTCGTGATGTTGGTATGGTTGTACAAGTTGGAAATATTGGGGCACACGGGCGGTGAAACGTTCGTGACCGTTAAGTTGGAGTTTCGCGGAATCGTAAGAAGTGACATAGGCACCGACGCTGGAGTCATTGTCATCTTTTTCTACCCACACAAGTTCCTTGCATGGATGATTGAAGTTGAGTTTGATCTTGGATGAGGCGGTTTCATCACCGGTGAATTGGAGTTGTTCGATAAGGTATTCGTGAGATACTTGGGCGAATCTTCTGCGTTCATCAGTGTCAAGGTAAATGTAGTCCACATAGAGGGAAGCGGAACCGAGAGTACCAGTACCGGAAGCTAACACTTCAGATACATCACCGAATTCAATGTTAATCTTCACTTCGTGGTATTGGAGAGCGATTAAAGGTAAAGCGAGACCGGGGTTTCTGCAGAACCAGAACTGGAGTGGAACGAAGACAATGTGATCCTTAACATCACCACCAACAGCAACATTACAAGTGTGTTCGTCAAGGACATCACCACCGTTAACCATAAGTTTGTAACCATCCCAATGACCGGCGGTTTGGGTAAGTTCGTTCCAGATATGAAGCCAGTCAGCGTAATGTTTGTCAATTCTTTGACCACCAATTTCAACTTCAACGGACTTGATAAGTTTGTGACCGGCCCAAGCGGCACCGGCGGATGGAAGTTCGGCTTGAAGGTAGATTCTGTGAACCAAATCTCCGTTTCTGGAGATGGGGCAAGTCACTTTCTTACCGAAATCGGGGAAACCGTTGAAAGTTTGTTCGATAGATTCCATAGAGAAGTTGGTGTGTCTTCTGTATACAACTTTGAAGAAAGTAATTTGTGGGTTTCCTGAAAGGTAAATATCTTGTGCTCCGTAGGCAACCAATTGCATAAGACCTCCTCCCATATTTTATTTAATATAAGATGAGAAAAAAATTTATAGATATTTAAAATTTAATTTTACGCATTACTATAATAATAAATATATGATGAAAAATAATGTTTATAAGAGATCTTGTAATTATAAAAAAACTTCAAATACGTTAGACTTTTGTCACAAACACAATATAGAGTCTTTTGATTTAGATAGAGAGAACTTGAATGAAAAATACAAAAATTTAGATATCCTAAAGAAAGATATAGAATCTATTCAATCAAAACCTAATAATGACAAATCGGACGAAGACTTTATAAATATAGTTTCACTTAATGATGCAATCAAAGAAATAGAAAAATGTATTCAAAACATTGTATCCAATAAAGCGGAATTAGATTATTATTCAAATACAATTGACATCTTATACAATTATTACGACCTAGTAGAAAACAATTCAGACAATAATATGAACATTACAAATCATTTAACCAATTCCAATAATTCTAAAAAAAAATCAATTCTAGAATATTTTCATGAACACGTAGATGTTATTGTAGCTAATAACGAAAAAGATGACATCATACCTAATGATAATAACAGAGCTTCCCTATTAGATGAATATCTATCAATTACCGATAAGAATTATATTAACGATAACATCGATAACAATATAGCGTTACAATGTGATCATTGTGGTTCCACTGATAAAACTGTAATCAACAATGATAGTATCTCTATTTGTAATAAGTGTAATTCAGTACAACACTTGTTAACAGATAACGAAAAACCGTCTTATAAAGATCCACCTAAAGAGATTAGTTATTTCTCTTACAAACGAATTAATCATTATCAAGAATGGTTGAATCAAATACAAGGTAAAGAAACTACTGATATTCCTGAAGAAATATTTGATAAAATAATGCTAGAGTTGAAAAAACAAAGAATAACAAACATTAAAGAAGTCAATAGACAAAAAGTTAAAGAAATATTGAAGAAGCTTAAAATAAATAAATATTATGAACACATACCTTATATACTTAATCGTATTACAGGAATACCCAATCCTAACTTAACTCAAGAATTAGAAGAAAAATTAAGAAATATGTTTAAAGAAATTCAAGTACCATTTTTGAAGCATTCTCCTTTAGTTCGAAAAAACTTTTTATCCTACTCGTATGTTATTCATAAATTTATTCAAATTTTAAAGAGAGACGAATATTTGAAATATTTTCCTTTGCTTAAAAGTAGAGAAAAATTACATCAACAAGAAGAAATATGGAAGAAAATTTGTATTGATTTGGGTTGGAAGTTTTATAGAAGTATTTAAGGTCCAGTCATAGGTCGGCTTATGTTAGGCATGTTGTTCATGGTGGGAAATCCAACAAGATTAGCACCTATTCCTAAACCAGCACCTGATCTAGCACTCACACCTAAACTAGGACTGTACAAATCTAACAAACTGAATGTTGCCGCGGCCACAAAACCAATGAGAACAACATCATCCATTGTTAATTTTTTATTGGGAAACATGAAAGCAGCAGTAGCTACAACTAAACCTTCCATAAGATATTTGAGAATACGGACAAATACTTCCATGAAATCAAATGAGTAAGTCATTATTTATTTATAAATAATATTAAAATTTAATAAATCTTACAAATTTAAGGAAAAAAAAATATTTTATTTTTTAAATTTTTACTTAAACATTTATACAAATATTACACATATATAATGATTTCTACTAAAGAAGTCGATTATTTAGAACAAGACGATCCTATTCGAGGACAAAATTTCGTTTGTGTATCATTTATAAGTCCCGAAGATGTAATTAAACAAAAAGAGGCGTTCTTTTTTGAAAAATATACCAAAGCTTACGTTCAAAAAAATAAGGAATTCATCGAAACATTGAAAACGTTATTCCCTGAAAAGAAAGATGAAATTAGAATTATGACTGATAACTTTGATTTTCTCTTTGATGAAACAAAGGTTTCTGAATCTTTCAAATATTATTGTCAAGATCAATCTGATAATCTTGAAAAAGAATATTACGAGAAGAATGAATTTCAAACATCTATTCGTGGTTTGAAAGTTAGAGGTGTATTTGATACCATTCAAGAGGCACAGCATAAAAGCGAAAATTTACGAAAGAAAGAAAGTAACAAATTTTCAATTTACATCGCTCAAGTTGGTTGTTGGTGTCCTTGGTCACCGAATCCAGACTCAATCGAATGTCAAGAATTTGCTGAAACAGAGTTAAACACGATGATGAAGAAATATAAAGAAAACATTGACGATAAAACAATTTTCTTCGAGAACAGAAAAGAAGAGTTGAAACATAGTATTAAAGAATCTGAGGAAATGAAAAAGAAAGTGAATGAAGATCAAGAACTTGAAGAACTTGAAGTACTTGAAGGAGAAGATCCTTGGATCTCAAAGATGAAAGAAAAAAATCTTAAAGATGTATAAAATAAGAATAAAATGTTTAGCATTCTATTTATACTTTTATTTATTGGTATCATTATGATAGTTGATGGTATATACAGAGAAGAAATAAGTAAATTAAAAAAAGAAAAAATCATAGAATATAAGTTCATTCCTAGATCTATGTATGATGACATGTTGTATCATAAACAAACAACACCCGCTTACGAAAACATATTTACTGAAAAACATGACTCAAGAGGTGCTGGAAGAGTGGAATAAATATTTTTTAATTTCAAGTATTCTTACCTGCTTGTTTTACTTTCAAAGTCACACTATTTTTTTTTTTGAAATGTGAAGGATGATAATTAATTTCGTTATCATCACTCTTCATATTCTTGGACATTTCCCAAAATTGTTGATTACATATTTTAAAAGATGGATGTTCTGTTGCTTTGTACCAAAAGACATTATCTTCCAATCGGTTACTTTTGGTTGTGTTATCTATAACAAGACATTCAAAATTTTCCGTACACTGATCCATAACTTGACAAAATATTTCAAAGTTTTGAAACATCCCAGCGTAATTATCATATATTCTTTTACGATTTGCTACTATATTTTCTCTCAAAATAAATATATAATCAATATTTGTTCTTAAATTTGGTGGTATACCTAATGGATACTGCATTGAAATAATAAAGAACATTTTAAGATGCCTACCATTCATAAATAGAGCCCTAATATTAGTTTCCTTTGTCCAACTTGAATCGTACAAACAATCGTCTAGAATTAAGAACGCCCTAGGATCAATTTTGGAAATACCATATTTAACATCTTCTTCATTTTTGTTGTTTATAACATGATTTTGTCGTTTTACAACATTATCAATTATTGATTTTTTGTATTCGTTATGAATAAACATTTTTGGAATCATCTTCCCATAAAATCCATTCGCTGCTTCTGTTCCAGAAATAACTGTACCTACTTGAAAAGAATTGTTATAAAATAACAAATCTTGAATTAAAAATGATTTCCCTGTGTTTCTTTTACCTATCATAACTACAACTTTATCATCAGATATAGTTGTTATGTCAAATTTCTTCAATTCCAATTTCATTTTAAATGGTTAATATAATAAATATAATAATAGCACTTATCAAAACGGTTATTAGAATGGCGGTTCACCCATTTTAATGTTATTATGAATTTGTCTTGTGTCATTATTATCATAAATAAGTTTTACTAACATGTAAATCACTATAAAACATACTCCAAAAATAGAACATATTTGAAAATTACTCTTTTTATTTTCAGGAGAAGCCTTCTCATTCGAAAGCATTACATAGGATATAATACCTATTGATATTGTTAAACTTATAATCTCAGATGCATATTCCATATGTATTATATTTTTAATTTTAATTAAAGAATGTTTTTTAAATAAAATAAACACCCTTTCATCTTTTCATCATTAATAAATGCTTTTTGAGATTATTTCTTTTTTTTACATCTTTGAACTCTTCGTATGATACATTTGACCCAAGAATATTTTTGATTTTTTCTGTTATCATTTTTCTCTTAAGTTTTCTATCCGAATATATTTTTCTTCTAATAGTTTCTTCGAGATCATTTGAATTAAGCAAATCTTGTATTTCATATTTCTTTAAAAACTCTTCTTCTTCTTTTTTGGCTTCTAATTCTTCATTGTTTAAAATATGAACTTGTTTTGAAGAATCTTTAACATTCTCTTTTACCTTTTCTTTAATCTCTTCAACATTCTCTTTTACTTCTTTAACATCTTTAACATCTTTAACATCTTTAACATCTTTTACCTTTTCTTTAATCTCTTCAATATTTACAGAATCTTTAACATTCTCTTTTACTTCTTTAACATTTACAGAATTTATAACATCTTCTTTAACATTCTCTTTTACTTCTTTAACATTTACAGAATTTACAACATCTTCTTTAACATTCTCTTTTACTTCTTTAACATTTACAGAATTTACAACATCTTCTTTAACATTCTCTTTTACTTCTTTAACATTTACAGAATTTATAACATTCTCTTGAACCACTTTAGTAATTATAGAATCTTTAGTATTTGTAGAATCTTTAACAACTTTTACCTTTTCTTTAATCTCTTCTACATTTACAACTTTAGAATCTGTAGCTTTAATCTCTTTAACATTAACTTCTCCACCTTTAATATTTACAGAATCTTCAACTTTTACAAAACCTTTAACAGGTTTAACATCTTCAATAATTTTAACATCTTCAACTTGTACACAATCTTTAATAACTTCAACGGTTTCATGTTCTTCTAATTCGTTACAACTTGAACTTTCTTCGTCTTCATCTTCACTTTTATAACTTACACTTTCTTCGACATCATCTTCATCTTCGACATCATCA